GGAGATGAACCCAGCATCGCGGTTGCTAATGATAAGCGGGACATTGTTATCCATCACAACGCGATCACCACCAGCTTCAAGAGGCTGGCGCTGCTTGACTATGTAGCGAACCTCTCCATCGGAACGAGCATCAAGTGGCTGAAGGTAGAAGTAGTCTGGTGCCTTATGGAACGAGAGCGCGCCAGACACAGCCCTGCCCCAGTCACGCCAGCTATCCGTCTCAAGGCCCTTGCCAAAGTAAACCTTTACATCAGGGCTAACCTCAGTGATGCGCGAAATCACATGCTCACGGAACAAGTCCTCATTTGCTGGCGCAGCCTTGCTAAGCGGGAAGCGAGTGCGAGTAGTATTGCCGATGCCAAAGACATAACCAGCGCCACTTGGATAAGTCTTCTCAAGCTGCGACTCCATGCGATCCTTGATCTGCTCAGGAGAAAGACCTTCTGCACGGGAGATTGCATAGAGATTGAGGGTGGCAGCAGTCATGGCATTAACACCAGAGAGCGGCACATTATCAATGCCATCAAGGCCAAGCACAAACTCCTCAATGGTTTGGTCGCCAAAGAACGACTTAACCTTCGCTTGGAACATTGCATCTTCTTGATACTGTTGGCCAACCTTGAACATCTGAGCAATGCGCGCAGGAGACTCGTTACCAAAGACGGGAATCGTATCGTTAAGGTAATCCAGCATAGACCGCTCACCTACAGTAAGCGCATCCATCATGGGATTATCCATGACAGTTCCCTCAAACTGGTAAGTGCGGAAGTTGGAGTAGTGCGAGAGAAGAACGGTTGGGTCTCCACCAATCCAAGAACCACGCGCAAACTGAGTGAACGCATTGTGCAGTGACTCAGGCATAATGTTCTTGGCCTTGAGTTCATCAAGGATCGGAGAAACATTAGGGTCAGAGATTGCAGCCGGATCAGACCAAATGCTTGCAAGCGTCCGGTTGCCAAGCACATTCTTGTAGCGCTGCTGAATGTCTTCCTCAAAGAGCATCCGCGTCTCACGGTCACGGCCATTGGCAATACCAATGTTGATCTGCTCAATGGCTGACGCGCGCTTCACTTCTTTCTCAACAGTTTCACGGCGGCGGCGCGCCACATCCTGCTGATTGTTGAAGACGGTGCGAAGTTCAGAAGTCTTTCCAGCAACCGTTGCCGACTCACGAGCCGCGCTTAGAAGATCAATCTGGTTCTGAGTAAGAACCCCCTCACGAATAGCGCCACCCTCAATCAAAGACTTAGCTTCATCAATCTGCTGCTCGCTAGGAGAGCCGCCAAAGAATTGAGTAAGAGAGGCTTTGCTCCCATTAAACTGAGCGGACTTGACCAGTGTATCGCGAAGCGTTGGGTCAAGGTCTCTGATTGCATTGATCTTAGCAACAGCCTCAGACGCCATGTCTGTCGAGGAGATGCCAATCAAGTCAATCTGTGCGGCCTGATCCGCTGCATCGGCAGCGCGCTGTGCATCAACAGCTTTACCCGCTCCATCACGGTAAGAGCCAATGAACGGCAGGAAGTTATCCACAATCGGCTGACCAGTCTCGGAATCCAGCCGAAGGATTGCCGCAACAGATGCACGAGCACTTGCGGGAGCAACCATAGGATTGCGCTCAAAGATTGCCTGTTCAAGCTGATTGGTTTCTTCCTTAGACAAACCAGATGTCGCGCGAAGATAGAGGCCCTCGGCCTGCGCTTCGAGGATGGAGTTGCGCCGATCAATCGTTGCCTTGGACAAGTCCTCATCACCGCCGACCAGTGCGGCTCGCGCTTCATTCGTTAGCTGCGAGAAGCCAGTAACGGCACGGGTGACGATTGCACCAGTAGTAAAGTCAGGATTGCGCGTTAGAGAAGTCTCAGTGGAGATAACGGCAGGAAGTTCGTTCTCCATATTAAAGATGCGGGCCGACGATGCTGCCTTCTGGGCGGCTACATCTTGTGCCTCTAAGACCTTGCTATACTGAATGCTGTCGGAAAGAAGTCCGTCAGAAAACTTCTCAAGATCAGAAAGCGCGCCGAAGTCAGCGCCAAAGCCACGCATTGCATCAGCAACATACTTAAACTCTGCGGGAACAGCATTCGGGTTCTGAGTTCCGATTGCGTGCTGAAGGAGTTCTAGCGTCTGCGGGTCTTTGGTTTGCGTGGATGCGTAACGGATAAGGCCGCGAGCAACAGCAAGACGAGTCTTGCCATTCATGCCATCAGCAACCTTGGTATTAAACAGCCCAGCTTGACTGCCATCCCTGATGGTGTTGGACACCGAGGAGATGACGGCTTGCACCTGCGTTGGGCCATTTAGAGCGGTAGGGCCATACTGAGAGACAAGTCCCTCTACGCCCTGAAGACCGGCCTCAATCGTGCGAGCGTGTGCTTCCTTAGCGGCTGCGCGCTCACGGCGGATTTGATTGATAGCCATGCTGGTGCGCGTAGCGTTGAGGTAGGTAGTGCCAACATCTTTGATGTAAGTCTTAAACTGCCCATCGGCAGCGTTAGACATAGAAGCAATGTAGTCAGCCATTGCAGTCTCATAGAGGGCAGCCGCATTGGGGCTATCTTCATACTTAACCGCAAGTTCCTTGCCCTTGTTCTGAATCTCTTCTTCAATGGATTGCTGGAAGCGGTTCATCACGACGCGCTGATAGGCTTCCGTTGCAATCGTCCCAAACGTAGACGGAGGCGTATACGCTTCCGGCTGACCAGTCTTGGGATCAATGGCAATAACCTTCTCGCGCTCAACGGCAGCGCCAGACTCCAAGCCAGTCTTCTCTGCTTTTGCCGCAGCCTCACGATAAAAAATATCGGCCATTTGATTGGCCGAGTTGGCAATGGCTTCGCCTACAATCTGACCACCTTGGGATGCGCGGGCTACACCAATCGGGCCAATCTTGAATTGACGCTCTTCGCGAATAACGGCCATGTCTTACCCTTACGTCTTAGTTTGTTGGTATCGGTGAAGCCCGCCAAGGACTGTAGTAAATGCACCAATCGTTGCGGATGCCTGTTGCGCACGACCTTCAGCGCGAGTTGCTGCCGCCTGAGAAGTCAGCTTCATAGCTTCCATTGCGCCCATGAAGTCAGAGCGGGCAGTATCGCTTGTGGCAATTTTCTTCTGCTTTTCTAGGAATGCAGCGACAGAGCGATCAGCGCCAACATCCCGACCCATAGCCGCGAATGAGGCAATATTGGTTGAGAGATTGGAGCGGTATTGCTCAAGACGATCATTGTGCCTGTTAAGCGCTTCGGTTTTGCTAAGTTCGCGCTCGGTCTCAATGTTGTAAGCATTAAGTTCAGATGTCTTCTTTGCGCCAGCACCAGCGGCAAGCTGACCAGCGGCAGAAACGGCAGTGGCTAGGAGCATCCACATTATACAATCAACTCCGCTACTATGCCATTAACCTGCAAAGGCAATGGCTCATCCTGAGTAATGGAGACTTGCGGGTCTCGGCCATAGCCAAGAACGCGAATCTCTTTCTTTCCACTGTATCCAGCCGAAACGCCAGACGGTCTGCCATTGACACGCGCAGAGTGAGAGTCCCTAAAGTCAATAATAGCAGACGAAATACCACGCACATCGCCAGTCGTAGGGCCATTGCCAGCGGTCACATCAATTGGATTGGTCACAATCTCTGCGGTGAAGGCCTTGCCAAAGACAATGTTTGCATTTGCATAAGGCCAAACAAATCCCGAAACGCCAGCCCCAATGTCTACAAGCGTAAACTGACCATAGTATGTAAGGCCGTCAGCGCTAAGAACGTCTACCGTATTCCCAATGGCGTATGGGGTTGCAGTAACATTGGCTCCATTCACAGCAGATGCAGATAGGTAGCGATCAAGGCCAATCTGATTATCAAGCGCTAGAAACTCGCAGAGTTGCAAGTCCCCCTCCGGAGTCCAGATGTTTGCAAAGACGCGATTGTCGATACCGCAGACGGAACAGAAATTTCCGTCAGTCGTAATTCGAGACCAAGAAGCGCGACGTTCTGCGCGGTTTGAGTTGAACAGGGCAATGTCTCCATTGCCATTCGACATAAAGGCATATGACTCAGCCCCGTTGAACGCGCCGTGAGATACGGTCATGCACTTGGGGCTGTAGATCAAATGAGAGGCAATCGTGGAAACAGCAGTAGATGTATAAGCATCTTCGCCATCAGTGTAGAGATATTCTCTGACTGTATTGCCGCCATGCTGAACAAATAGCGTTGCGCCATCCAGAGAGACTGGTTGCGTAAACTCGCAGCCGTAAGGTGTTTGCTTACGGATTTGCGCATTGGTCGGCGTGATTGCTTGGTTCAGGTAAGTCGGAACATAAAGCTCCCCAGTAGCCCCGAAGATTTGCAGGTCACGGTTGGAGACCATGTAGCGAATCTCATTAACCTCACCAGTGGCTGCTACAAGGGAGATTGCATCTGCGTCTGCGGCTTCACCAACGTCGAAGTTGAAGAAGTTCCCAATGCCACTCATCCACAGTGCGTCTGGCTGAGAAATGGTCCCGCCGTAGCACAGTCGGTTCTCATGGAAGGCAACAGCGGCAGGATAACCACGGACAGAGGAGAATGCTTGCTCATCCCAATCGGCAGTAGCTGCATGAGTGGTCAGCTTCACATAACCACCACCATCCTCGGAGGAAGACGCAGAACCACCAGCAGTAAAATACCAAGTGTTCTCATCAATAATCCCAGCAACAGTGCGAGTGCCGTTTAGGTTGCCGACATTAATGCCGCCAGTTGCTGCCGCGTCAGAAATAACAACAACCTCCCCACCAGCATATCCATGCTTTAGGTGAGTGACCTCAACGGTAGCGCTGCCCTCGGTGGTGCGAAGTGGATTGAGGATTGAAAGTCTAATCTTCAAAGTATCAACAACAGTTCCGGAGACTACCGTTGAAGACGTATAGCCAGTAATAACAATCTCAGACTCGCCGTAGCGCACAATGGTGCCAACGTGATCTGCCGTCCAGTGAGGCTGACTTGTCGTTAAGGTGATGCTGCCACTAGTGCCAGACGGATCAAGCGTAGTCCCATGCGCTTGGAATTTAGTGTATGGCTGATAGGTCACATGCCCATCATAGCGCTGGTCAAACGAGAATGGCGTAACCTCAAATGCGGTCAGGCTGGTCCGGATTAGCATTCGCGGCATGAACAAAGGATGGCAGATGAACATCACATCGCCATACTGAGCAACGGTATACTCCTGCAAATAATCCTGATCGAACGGAAGTGGGTCCGAGTTGGTATCGGCAGTTATTGTTGAAACAAGAGTGATTGTGGTGTCGCTATCAAGGCGAAAGCATCTGATCTGCTCATGCTCAATAGAAATCAAATACTGCTCATCATCGGAGAATGAGAAGTTAAAGAGGTGCGATTGCGCGGGATGGGCAGGATCAAACGTAATGCCAGAGTATGTATAGCGATGCTTCAGTCCATCGCGTTTACGAACACTACCCTCTGACATAACAATCATATTCTCCAAGGACTGAGCCGAGGAGTTATACACAGGACTGTCAGTCCGCATCAGAAGGGAGTCGCTTACCTCACCAAACTGAAAGCTGTTGATTGGAACGCGAACCTTCTGCATCAGCTACGCCTTTGAGCAATAAACCTCGATGTATTCAGCTTGCGAGTAGTCTGCTGCTGAGAGTCTAGGCGGCGAGCCTGCATCATCAACGTCGCAGCCTTGGTCTCCATAAGCTGAGTGAGTTGACCATCGCGCGCAACAGAAGTCGCAAGAACAGCGGCCATTGCATACTCAACCGCAATGGTAAAATACGGAGGCCAGTTGTTTTCATCTGCGCGGAAGATAAAGTCTGCAATGACTACATCATTTGTAGAAGCATCGCAGTAAATCATATCGCCGTAAGTGTCATAGATCAGTGGGTCGTCATTGACCGTCACCGCGTTAACCATAAGGCAACCAGACGGAAGCTGATACGCAGCATCAAAGCGTCCAGCGGGCGCACTTACCAAGCGAGAGAGTTGTTCCTGATTTGTGGCAAAGCGCCAGCGCGTGTTGGTAAGCGCGGCGCGAGCAATGTCTTCATACATTGCATCACAAATATCCGCCTCGGCAGTTCCTTCTGCAAACGATGAAATGGGATTGCCGCCCATGAGGATGGAGGCGCGCGAGCAGATTTTAATAGCGGTATTTGCTGGCATGAGAAGTTGGGGGGCTTTCGCCCCCCATCCCTATTAGTTGTTATCGAGGACTTCGTAGATGCCGTTGCTGTCGATAGCAACGGAACCCATCGACATCATCGACGTGGCAAGGTGTGCAACCTTCTCGGGGACGTAGTTGATTTCGGTCTGAACATCTGCGTTCACGCCAAGGCCGATAGCCGTGGTGTGGTATGCAAAGTTCTTGCCGCCAGCAACTGCCGAGGTCGAGAAGATCTTGAAGCCGAGGAATTCCTTCATCGTCATGCCGCCAGCGAACGGAAGATTCTGCGGGCCAACATAGTCGGACGAGGCAAACTCGGTGATCGAGAACAGGTCTGCGAAACCTGCGGGCGACATTGCAAGATAGCGCTGACCATCTTCCGGAATGTCTGCTTCGCCAAAGGTTTCGAAGAGAACCAGCAGGTCAGCCTTGACCAGAGCGCCAGTTACGTCTGCGATTGCGGTTGCGTTTGCACCAGCATCCAGAGCAGCAACGATGAGTTCATCGGTCTTGCGGCCCAGAGCAGCAGCAGCCGATTGAGTCACCGCCTGACGCTCGTTGATGTTGGTCTTCAGTTCGTCCAGCTTGTCGATGTATTCCGCTGCATAGTAGTCAGCCATCGTCACTTCGACGTTGGAGTGCACGAGTTCCATTGCCGACACAGCGCCGTTACGAGTCTTGGTCGATGCGGAACCTTTGCCGATCTTCTGGAAGCGAGCAACCGAACCCGACACATTGGACGAGCGAACGGTGCCGCGCAGCTTCGAGCCAGTGCGCTGGTATGCGAGGTGGACTTCTGCTTCAAACTGTTTGATGAAGGCTTGGTCGATAGTGTTAGCCATTTGAGGCATTCCCTTTATGAAGTTGCTGTCGGACGGGTATCCGTTACTTCACTTCAGCGAGGGTGTCCTTTCGGGCCTCTCAGTGTATCACGGGCCGTGATGGTGCTGAATCAAACTCATTGGACCAGTTTTTGCAACGCACAAAACGCAAAGCCTGCTGTCCGTTGCTATAATCTACCACATACTGAATGTCGAAGCCGAGATGAACAAGCCAGTTGTGGATGAATGTATTCTCTGACCAAACCTCACACCAAAGTTCATCATAGAATTGGTGATAGAAGTTAATCAGCTTTGGCGATGCCTTAACAAAGGTGCGCCAATGTTTCTTTATATCTCTAGAGAAGACAGTCCATAGCTGCCCATCGTTAGCACCGCAGATGGCTAAAACCTGATCGCCACTCTTAATGACGTGGGCCATTTGATCGCCAACAACGCTGAGAAGGGATTCGAGAGGATCAATTTCATAGAGAACCTGAAACTCTCGAATGTTCTCAGTGCTAAGCGTCTGATGCAAAGACATGACATGCTTTTCACGAAGTGGGTGAAGTTCTAGCGTGTCATGTTTTATCAGTGGTTTAGCCATAGAGGCGCTTAAATCCTTCGCTCACTTCCTTGATGAAGTGCGGATCGCGCGTCTTCCAGTAACGCTCATCACGCATCATCTCTTGCAGCTTGCCTTCGTCAAGACGACCAGCAGGCGTGGAGTCAGAAGAGAACGAGCCGTCCTTTAGCGCATCCATAATCACCTCAAGAGCAATGATGCCATCGGCAGATTCGCACATCCGCTCAATGGCTGGCAAGGCTTCTTGCGGAAAGAATTTATTGGCGAATGCAGACGCAGCATTGATGCGGTCATTTGCATTGTCACCAAGGCGCTTGGCTTCCGCTTCTAGGTCAGGTTGCGTTCCAGAGATAGCTTGAGCATACATCTCAATGCCCTTCTGGAATTCCTCTTGGGAATAACCGTTCTCGAAGGAATGCTCTGCCCACCACTGAAGAAGTTCGTTATCAACGGCCATAGATTCATCAACAATCTCTGGAAGTTGATAATCACCAGCAGACTCGGGGCGGTCGCTGTATGCCTCAGCCTGCAATTCTTCAATGATCTTCTGGCGAAGGTCAGTGTCCTTTGCTCCTAGCTTTGTCTCCAATTCCTTGTAGGCTTTTGCTAGGTCTTCACCAGTTTTGTATTTCTCAGGAAGCCACTCCGGACGATCTTGGGAGGGGAGGTCTGCCGAAGCGGCTTCCGTCGAATCAGGCGCAGTTGCCTGATCTTCGCTAATCAATGAGTCAGTCATTCTTTGCTCCTATGTGCATGGGCAATACGACGCTCCAACAAGCCAACGAGATAACGCTGGCCCTCAACATGGCGCAATTCTTCCGTAGATACGTTAGCCCCGTGGACCATTTCGATGGTAATGGAGCGAAGATAGCGCAGGACTTCCTTCCCAGTCGGTGAAGAAAATACCTGCGCTACGTTTTGGCTTATCTGCAAGTCAGCTTCAGCGCTACGCTGATAGCCATCAACTCCGATATTAACCTTGTTGGACAACCCCCGCTCCCTGTTGTTGTGCCATTTGCTGCGCTATTGCAGCTATTTGCTTACGCTGTTCTGCATCGCGAATCAAGCGTTCTGGCACACCAAACTTTTTGGCGAGGTGGACGGCGGTCTCTTCGCCGTCAATAAGAAGCTGGAGCATCTCTGGACCAAAGACCCCGCCCACCAATTCAAGGAAGCGAGCAACGCTGGAGATGTCTTGGTTGGCCTGAGCCTGAGCAAGCGGAGAGGTCGCGCGAATCTTTACCTCACGGCCATTGACCGTAGGCACCTCAATGCGCCCCTGCTTCTTCAGGATGTAGATCACACGCTGAAGAACAGGCTGCACCAGCTCAGATTGAAGGCGGCCAAAGGCAGCGCCCATGCGGCGAGACAAGTCAGCCATGCGCTCCGCGACTTCTGTTGCGGTCGCTGGCGTTTTGTCGGGGTTGCCCAACATGTCGTTGTAGAGAGCCTTCTTAATGTTCAGGCGCATATCGCTGAGGACTAGTTGGGCAACATCGAATCGACCAGCGGCTTGGATTGGCTGTAGTCCTTGGCTACCCATTGCCTTCGGAATGATAGAGCCGGGAACAAGCTGGATCGTATCTGGATTGATAACGCCATCATCTTCCATCTGATAAATGCCAGAGATAGACATCTGAGCATTCTCAAGAATGAGTTCGATGGTGAGGTTCGTGGTCTTGATTGCCGACAGCGCGTTAATCAGCGGACCGCGACCATAGACTTCACCAGCGCACTTCGACCAGCGGAAGCAGACATACGGGTTGGACCCGTTACCACGCATTTCCTTCGTATGAAGGATGGTCTTTGTTTCCATGCAGATCGCATAGTGAAGATAGGCTTCTTCATTTTTCTTCGAGTAGTCGCGGCAGACTACCTCAAGAACATTGGTGGTTTGATCCGAGGCAATCTTCGACTGGACCTTTGGATCAAAGTTGCCCTTGGGATAAAGAAGCGGCAGATGATCGTAGCGAACATTCTTCCGCTCACGGAATACATGATCAATCTTGTCGTCTGGTCCAGTATCAAGCACAACATGTGGTAGCGGGATTGCGGAGAATACGATGGGATTTACCGCATCACCCTCTTCTACGCAGAGAATTCCAGTGCCAACAGCCAAGTCCATGAAGGACTCATGCACTTCTTGGCTGAAGTTGGAGTTCTGAAGGATGTCAAAGACATACTCAGTGACTTCATCCAGTTCATTGTCTACGCGATCACGCTCTTCAGGCGGAACCTCAGAACCAGAAACAAAGTCAGCCCAGCGCGCAAAGTTTGGAACGATGCCATACTGAAGGCGGCTGGCAAATTCTTGAACGCCAACCACCGCAGTTTCATCGAAGATTTTATCGTCACGGCGACGACCAGCAGTTTCCGTATAGAAAGACTCTCGCTGCGGAAGCGCATACTCATAGCACTCCTCAAAGAGGGGCACCCAGTTCTCGCGAAAAGCCTTAGCCTTTTCGTAGCGCGAAAGATATTTCTTTGCGACATTTTCCATTATTTGAACCTGCTTGCGTAGCCAGCGCCACCCATCATTGAGGTGAAGAGGGAACGACGACCAGTCCCGCCGCGCTTTCCTGCCGATGCGGTTGTGGCAGTGAGTGCGGTAGAAATGTCTTCGCGCTTTTGAGTCGCGCGCTCCTCAATGGCTTGACGCTTTGCAATCTCTGCTTCTGCACGCTGCTCTGCTGCGGCCCTCTTTTCAGCCGCCGAAGGTCCAAAACACATGTGCTGTCTCCTTGTTTGTAGCCTTGAAAGCATCAACCTTTAATAAGATCAACGCACAATTAAAGCCGTGCCCACAAGCCCTGTCTGCGTTGACCTCTGGGCTTCTTGTTGAATACGTCAAAGTCTCGCTTTGCAATTACGGGCTGGACTGGCTTTTGATTATTCATCAATGCTCTGCCCTCACCAGCACCAAGCATAAGATACTGAAGCGCATCGTGAACGTGGCTGAACATATTCTTGTCTGGCTTGTCGGCGTAACGCTCACCGCTAACTTCCATGCGCTTGTAGGCATAGCCGCCTTCAAAGCCCTTAATGAGAATCGGGCAACGGCGGTCGATCATAAACGCAGCCTTGCCCTCAATCATCTTCGTTAGCTGAGAGGAGACAGCCTCAAGTCGTAGATCGACGGAGTTGGAGTGCGTAGGGAATGCACGAAGTCCTGCACCTCGTAGAATTTGAAACGGAGTAGACTCATCAGTCTGCGCGCGGAAGTCACCAGCAGGGTCTCCGTATATATGAACTTCCGGACAGGCTGAGAAACGAGAGGACAGTTCATTTCGCAGCACCTCCGCAAAGCGCACAATGCCCATGTCAACAGCCACAATCTCGGACTGGATAAGCCAGCGGCCTCTGATCTTCTGGGCCAACACAGCGGCGGGCGTAAGGCCAAAGTCAACGCCAACATAGACTGGCGATCCAGCGGCAACAGGAATCTCTTCCTTGGCGATGTGGGCGTCTGGTGCAAACATTGGATACACTGGTTTGCCCTCCTGAACATGGCCGAGCCTGTTCATCACATAGACATCAATCCATGATTTAGTCTTACCCTGAATAAGATTCGGGTAGTAGGACTTCATCATGTTCTTTTGGTTCTCGGCCTCTGGATTTGGCTTGTATCCATCAATCTCACCCTCATCATTCCGGACTTCAACCATGCCAGCGGGCTGCGTGAAGAACCGCCAGTTGTCTGGAGTGACCAGCATCTTGGCCTGTTCGCGCGGGATGTGGTCTGGGATTGGAACCTCACCAGCCATGATGGGCCACCAATGATCTTCTTCAGGCGCGTTGGTATCGGCAATAACGCCAGTCCAAGAAGGACCGCCATCACGCATAGAAGGGAAGCGACCAACACGCATCGTGCAGGCATCAATAATGCTCTTCGGAATCTCTCGCGCTTCGTTAATCCAGATGCCAGTAAGTTCGAGAGACAGTAGTTTCTTAACGTCTTCAGGGCGGTCAAGAGCCAAGAAAATAACTTCAAGGTCAATGTCACCCTTCTTGATGTGATGGGTATACGGCACCGACCAAGTAAACTTGCCCCAGTCATTCTCAGGAAACCAGTCCAGCCAAGTCTTGATCGTCGTCGTTCTTAGCTGCGGGTTGGTATTTCGGATGATAGCCCAGCGGCTCTTGCGAATACCATCCGGCCCCTTCTGTTGCTGAAGGGCGCGACGAAAGACTTCGATGCAGCAACCAACCGACTTGCCAGAACCAACCGGACCACGAATGCCACGAAAGAAGGTATCATCCTTCATGAACGTCTTGAGCGTTTCGCCGTCCGGTTTGTATTTGAAGTCGATCATTTCAATCCGCGAACACGCCCAACCTTTGCACTAAGGCGCTTAGAAAGCGCAGTGGCTTGAGGCGTCCCCTTAGTGATTACAAAGTCCTTCTTCTTCAGGGCGGTGTCATACGCCTCATCAGAAGATAGCTTCTTTAGCTTCCCACCAACCTTCCGAACAGTCGGGTAGAGAATGGTTAAATCTTTTGCAATGTCCGCAGACTCGGTTCGCATAGTCTCGTTGTCTTTGGTCATTGGCGTGTTCTTATTAAGAGCGCGGCGAAGCCAAGAAGGAACCTTTCCATCCACTGTCTTCGGTAGCGGCCCAGCCCCCGCCATAGGCTTCTGTCCCTTGGGCATCAGCGCAATCCCTTGTCTATACCAAAGCGGATCATCCGCTCGGCTACCTCTGGTCCCAAGCTATCAATCAGCTTGTCGCACTCTTTATCAGAAACAAAGCCCTTGCCGTGCTTCTTCTCTACATAAGCAAAGTGAACCTTCCGCACGATCCCGCGCAGAAGGTCTCTGTCTTGTTGGGTGAGAATCACTTCATACCTCGACGCAGCAGGCTCTTCTCATACTTACGGATGAATGCATCGTTCTTTGCATATTTTTGAGAAACCACTCGCTGGTCGCCCTTCTTCTTTTCAGCATAATCTTGGGCTGCATCATCACCCCAAAGAGCTTTGACAAGGGTGCGACGAAGGCGAATTTCCTTGGCAAGCTCGCGGATATTTTGATCCAGCTTTGTGTTATACTTCTGATTCATCGTTGCCGATGGAGAGGAACCTTTAGGCATTTCTTAATCCCATGCTGTTGCGCCCTTGGGCCGAGGCGGCTTTGGCGGGCGAGGTTGTTTGATAGCTTTAGGCTTAGAAGAGGGGAGAGACTTGGGGGGTTCCACATCAACCCAAACGAGGGGACGCGAGGAGGGAGTGCGGGTAGAACCACTATAAGTCTTCTGCCCAATCTGGTGGGTGTCACCATCCCATTGCTCAGTGGTATTCTTAAAGACCCACATCAGCCCTTCTTTCTTCCAGCGGCAGCAAGCTGCTGAAACTTTTCTTTGCCATACTTCTTGCGACCAATATACGCCGCGAGCGCTCTAGGTTCTTTCGCACCCTTTGCCGCCAGCTCTTTCACCAGCTTTCGGTAACGAGCGCCGCTTCCAAGTTTAGCTGCCATTGGTCATCCCCACCAATAAAGAACGACGCGCCTGACCAGTCCGCTTCACATTGCCATACACTGGCTTGGTCGAACCCTTGGTCATGCTAAGAGAAGGAAGGGGACCAAACTCAGGCTTGATCTCCTTGTAGTAATCATCAGCGCTTTTGCCGCCACCACCCATGCACATATCTCAATCCTTTCCGTTAAACGCCAAGGCGTTCAACTCTTCGCCTTGTTTCGCTTAGAGATGGCGCGAGCCTTGGCCTTTGCATCAGCCTTGCTGCTTGCACCCCATGCCTGAAGGCTAAGAAGAAGACGAGTCGGCCTACCCTTCTCGTCACGCTCAGGCCCAGCCATGTTACCCATGCGCGCCAAGAAAGATGCACGTCTAGGATTGTCACCGCTCTTAACAGGCGGCTTCAACGTCCCGCCCTTATAGGAAGCACGTCCCTTGGCGTTCAATCCGCCCTCAGGATTCTGCCCCTCCTTGCGTGTCCACGCTGGACTCTTCGCCATGCCCATTGCTCCTTAAAGCCAACTTGGCCTTGCTAGTGTCAGACTTCTTAGAAACCTCTGGCTTCTTATTACCAAATCTACTCATGGTGCGCTCCTCACAATTGCGGACCTTTTTGGGAAAAAATACGAGGGAGGGACTATTACAGCAAGACTACTGTCAACTTTTCCCCCCACCCCCCTCTCTACCACCACTCACCAGCAATTAGCCTAGGTCAATGCTGACACGGATGTCACCTGCTACCTGCACTTGGCTTCTGTCTATCGGCTTGAACCCCGCTCGGTCCAGCAAATCCTGTGCCGCCTGTAGCTGAACATACTCACTCTTGCCGTTCTTTGCGAGGCTAGCCACTGTGCTCACAGCCATAGCAGCGTGCTGACTGAATGCCTCTGCCGTCACCTGCATCAGATATTGTTGCACATGTGGTGTCTTCATTGCCTTCCACGCAGTCACCCTTCCGCTATTGCCAGCAGCATATCCGGCTTCCTCAGCCGCCTTTGTCAGGTTTCCGCCGTTTGCAACATACGCCTCAACAAGCTGTCTCTGTCGCTTGGTCAATGCTCTTGTAGATACCGCGCTCATATGTGTCTCCTTACTG